ATCTGTAACCGTTTTATTAAGGTTAGTTAAATGATTTTTAATTTCATTCACTTTAGTGTTGTAAAACTCTTTTAATTTAGGAGTGCTATCAACACTATTAATAAATTCTTTTAGTACAGATTTTTGATTGATGTTTAGTCCTGAGTATTTGTCATTAAATTTCTCTAATAATACTTTATAAGCTAATACTTGGATATCTTTATCTTGATGTTTAAATTCTTCTAGAATGTTGTTTTTAACTTCTTGTTTATTGATTGTAGATTTAGTTAAAAACTCTAACAAAACTGTTTTATTTTCTATAATCTGGTTTGGATTAAGAGCATTATCTCCACTATAGATTTCTATTAATGAGTACAATGCTGCTTGGGCTTTATAATTAGGTAATTTCATTTTAAAGAAATCTTCTATATTATAGTGCTTTTTAATTTCGTTTACCAAATTATACTTTTGTCTTCTTAAAGCTGATCTGTTAAGATGTTTAGCACTTTCAACAATAGTATTTAGTACCATATCTGCTTTTGCTTCACTAACATTTACATTTTTAAAGAAACTTTCGTATAATTTGTACTCCCTTCCTAACTCTGTCTTAGTAAAGTACTTTTTAAGGATATTAGATGCTTTTGACTCTACTCCTGATAATGTATCAGCTGTAATTTGTCTTACAAGCAATTCAAAAAGGATTCCCGTATTTTTGTACTTTGAATGTTTAATGTTCATTCTATAGTAATATTTTGTTATAAATATATATGAATTTTTTATTCTCGTATTTGAGATTCATCAAGTAATGAGGACTCTTCTTTCTTTAATGAGATTTTCTTTTCTAAACCTTCAAGTAAAGTTTTATTTTGAAGTGTTTCTAATGCTAATGGTGATCCACCTTTAAAATTATTTCTTAAAGTTTTATCTTCACCAGTATCATCTCCTTTTCTCATTCCTTTATTACCTAATCTATCAGTACCAAACGCGTTACCTTGAGTACCAATGTTAGATACTCTTTCTTTAGGGCGACCTAATGTTAAGTCTTCATCATATCCTGTTGGTAAACCTCCATTTCTACTAGCACCATATAATGCTGCTAAATCATGAGGTGTACCATATGATTTACCTGATTCTAGTGGGTCATTGCCTTCATTTTCAATTTGTTTTAATCTGAAGGTGCGTTTTTGGTCTTCAATTAACAAGTCTCTGTATTCATCATATTGATCTTCACTTAAGTGGAAGATATTATCATAAATCCAATCAGTAGGCATTAATTTAGTTTCCATCATTTGGCGAGCTAAATCTACCTTTTCTTTCATCAACGCAATTCTTTCTTGATCATAAATGATAGAAGGTGTAGTTAATGATAATTCAAAATTAGTTAACTGTTCATTTCTATATCCTTGAGTATATAAGTGAACTAAAGCAATTTTGTTTAATTCTGATAAGATAATTCTTTGAATACGATCAATTGTACGAGCAAAACGAATATCTTCTGCTGCCAATGTTGCTTTACCTGTTAAATCTTTTTCATAGCCCATGAACGCTTTAGGTACTTTTAAAGCAGCAAATAATTTATCTCTCAAATAAACTACATCTTCGATTGCTGTGTAATCCATTCCTTTAGTAGGTTCAATTTTAGTAGCGCTATCATTACCTCTTACAGGAATATAAAAATCTTCTAATATATTTTGTTGATTATACTTCATGTTATACTCACCAGTTTGAGGATCAATAAATGGAGTTTTCTTCATTGTATTGATAGTTTTTTGCATGAAGTTTTCTACTTCATTTGGTGGGATAGAACCAACATTAATATAAAAAATACGTTTTTCTGGGGCGCGAACAATACGATGGATTAACATAGCATCTTCCATCAAGATATATTGTTTAAATAATTTACGAGCTGGTTCTAGATATGATCTACCATATGGAAGATAATTTACATCAGTAATTAATCTGAAATGAGCCATTTCATAATTATCAAAGTAAATGTTTCTATCATTTTTTTGAGTAGCATAATTGTCTTTACCTCCTAAACCATAATATCCTGATCCTCCAGCATATCCATCTGGAGAAAAAGCAAATCTTACTTCAGCTGGTTTTTTAGGATCGTAATTTTCTTGTCTTTCAATATGATAAGCAGTGTAAGGAATAACATTATATACACCAAATTTTTCTGCTATTTCTAATTTTAAGAAAAAATCACCATATTTACACATTTGGCGAATCCAAGACCACATATTAAACTCAATGTTCAATACATCATAAAATAAATTGTATAATATTTTTTGTGTATCTTCATCGCTACTTCTAATTTGAAGTACCTCTCCCATATCGTTCTTGAGAGTACATTCGTCTGCGATTATATCCAAAGCAGATGCAATGATAGCGTCTGTATCCATAGCATCGTAATCAGAGTAAATCTGAGTACGAAGATATTTCCAGTTAATATTTAATTGAGCCCCGTAAAGTGATGTACTGTTACTTGAGTATATACGATTATATCTGTCTACTAATGAGTTTGTTTGATATTCTCCAGTCATCTGGATGCTATTAACATCCATTACTTTTAATTCATTTCCTCCAGCGTTACGAATTATTACATCTGTTGAGAATAATTTTTGTAGCCTTGAAAATATACTAGTATCTGCCATTTTAAATTAAATTATATCAATAAATATTATAGTAACCAACTAATGTCCTCTTGTCCGTGACCATAATTTACTTGATATGGGTTATTATATTGATTTGGAGAATATGCTCCGTTAAAATTAGGTCTATTTACAGCTATGTTGCTTAACATTGCACGAGCTAAATCAACACCCTGTGATTTAAATTTAAGAGCTGTGTCTCTTACATACATTGCTGTTCCAAAACTCATAACTAAGTCGTCATTATATCCTGATTGTGCTTCGGCTTTACCATTTTTCCATATAAACACTTTCATTTCTTCAACTAGGCGTTTAGATTGTATGATAACACTCTTATCTCCAATATACTCACGAAATTTATTAATAACAAGCGGTCTTGTTCTTAAATTCATTGAGAATCCAGGTACAAGTTTTGATGGATCATCGAGTTTTTCTAAATAAGATTCAGCATTTATCGCCTCTGTTTTAGGAGAGTAATATAAATTTTTATATCCTCTTTCTTGGATTGAGTCAAGTGTCGCCCATCCTATGTTATTATTTTCAACAACTAGTAAAGCTTCATTATATTCTGTTGCTATTGCTACTAGTAAATAACCAAATTCTTTTGGTGATATTTGACCTTTATATTCAGCTACTTGTGTGTTAGTGTCAATATCTATAATATGGAATGCTGAAAAGTCTTTACTATCTCCACGAGCAACGTCAGCAACTACCATATAACTTCTAGTGTAATCTGCTGGTTCCCATATCCATAAGTTATGATCTACTCCTCGTCTTTCTAATGGGTCCTTAACATATGTTTGTGTAATAAAGTCTAAATACTCAGGATAAAATACAACATCTCCTGATGTATTAAAGTCACAATCACACTCTTGAGCTGCCATTCTTGGGTCACCTAGCAACTCATCTTGTCGTTTTCTCCAATTTTCATCTCGTTCAGGATGAACATACCATGGTAATTTAATTGGTAAGAATTGGTTTTCACCTGCTTCTGCTTTAACCCATGTCTGATGGAACCAGTTACCAGTACCAAATGGAGTAGATAATACAATTGCTCCTCCTCCAGTGGCTAAGGTTTGTTGAGCAGATGCCCATATCTCAGCAATACCATCAATGAAAGCTGCCTCATCTATAATAAGAAGTGAAACTGCTTCTGATCGACCTGCGTCACCTGCTGCTGAAACTGCTTTAACTTGTGAACCATTACTTAATCGTAATGTTAATTTATTGTTTTCTTCAGCGGGTATTTTTAACCAGGATGGTAAGTTTTCAAACATGAATTTAACTTTCGTTACCATGTTTTTAGCTGTTTCCTGTTTAGTAGCTATACATAATACGTTTTTGTCTTTTTGAAATAACATTAACCATAATGAATAACCTGCTACTAATGTAGATATACCTAACTGTCTTGACTTAAGTATTATATCATATGGATTGTCTCTCCATAAGTGTAATACTTTTTCTTGGAATGGATATAAATTAAATATAATTCTACCACGAGTTGGATGCTGGATGTTGCAATACTTCTTCATAAAGTGTGCGGGATCTTGAGCACACTTAAGGTATTCCTCTCGGATTATTTGTTTAATGTCTTGACTCATAAAAACTTATTAGGTTCTGGTATATAAATAT